AGACATATTGTTTTCTGCTAGTGTAATTAAATCATAATATAGACGATATTTTTCTTCATTGTCTATTAGTAATTTATGTGCTCTAGAATTATTTTCGCGTTCCTTAACATAATCTATAAACTCATTAAGATTATATGACTTTTCTTCCGAAAGAATAGGAAATTGTTTGTTAATCGTTTTGACTCCTATTCCTTTTATTCCAGGAATGTTGTCACCTTTGTCTTCAATCATTGCTTTAAATAATAAAAAATTATTTGAATGAATTTTATATTTTTCCATTAAATAATCGTTGTCAATTAAAACGTGAGAAACAGGATTATATACTTTTACATTATTTCTTATTAATTGAAAGAAATCTTTATCAGTAGACTGAATTATGATTTCTTGTTGTTCGTCTATACATAATTCTTTACAGAGATAACCAATAGTATCGTCAGCTTCTATATTGTCAATCGAAATTATTGTTACTGGCAAATGTTTCAAATATTGAATTGATCTACTCAATTGATATAACATCTGTTTTGCTTCATCTTTTTCATCAGTCCAATTATGAACTCTATTTAATTTTACACCATGACCTCTCTTAATTTTATACTCTGGATATTTTTTTCGCCTTCTTTGACTTCCGCCTTTTCCATCAAAAACCATTATTAATCTCGTAGGATCGAAGTTTCTTATAGACACCCCAATTGTTTGAAGAAATCCTGTTATTCCACCTATGTGAGTACCATTGTCGTCTGTTGTAGGCTTTACTACCCAAGTACGTATATAATTATTGAGTCCATCAATAATCAAAATTTTCGAATCGATCCCGAGTCTTTTTCTTATTTCTAAATCTTTATCTAGATTATCAAATATTTTTTTAAATGCGTCATTCATATTTTCTTCCCTAAATTTTTAAAAAACAAAAAGCCGATTTTGATCGGCTTTTTGTTCAGAGATACAGACCTTCTCTCGATTTATTCACTTTGATGATTGACTTTAATGTCTTTAAAACCTTCGCCAAATCTTTCAACCATTAAATTTTTTATTGAAACTCGCTCTTTATTTAAGTTGCGAATTTCAATTGCTCTTTTCCCAACTTGTTCTAAACCAAGAATACTTTCGCCACCTTTACGTATTTCTGCTTCTTGATCCCAAATCAACCCATTTATTTTTAATAACTGATCAACAAACATATTTAATTCTAAATTATCATAGCTTTCTAATTCCTTACGATAAAGAATTATTTCTTCTGACAAATCTTCGTTTGTACGTTCTTGTTTAAGAAGACAGATTGAATATCTATCAGCTATTTCTGATATTGGCATTTTAATCATTTTTTTTAAATATCTGTTGCTGGATTTTCATATTGAATAGACTCTTCTTTGATTTCATTTAACTCTTTAGGATCTTTATATTTCATAATGACTTTTTCACAAATCTTGTCATACATCAATTGTTTTGAGTCAGAATTTTCTAATATTTTCATAAAACCTGTCCGCTGAAATCTATCTTCTGGATCTCCTCCGCTTACAACAAAATATCCTTTAATTGTTTTCTTTTTACCATTTTCTTCTTTTATCGCAGGGACAATAGCACCGCATTTTTTTGCAGCTTCAAACCAAGATTCTCCAGCATCCATTCCTCTATCAAAATAAATATTGATATCAGTATTGTTATAAGCAGAACCTATACGACTTTTTATCACTAAAACATTTACTTTAATACCAACTACCTTTAAATCTGTTTTCTTTTTTTCGTCTATTTCATATTCTGATTCTGATTTTGAAAGTAATTTTATTTTTTCTTTCATCTTTAATCTTAATCTAAGCGATGCCGCAAAAGCAATTGCTTTACCTCCACTTGTAGCCCACGGATCTCCAAAAGTAACATCTAATCTTTGACGCAACTGATTTGTAAATACAAGAGCAATTCTTTGAGTTGCGATAGTTTCTGTAATTTTTCTCATCGCTTGTCCTAATATTATTGCCTTGTGAGTATTATAGCCCTGTTTGTTAAAATCAGCTTCTTGCTCAGCTTTGTGAGTTGCACCCATTACCGAATCGACAACAATTGTAATTAATTTTTCTTCATCACTTTTTCTAACAGTCTCAATTATATTTTGTATTATTTCGAAAACATCTTCAATCAAACTACATGGAATATAAAGAAGTTTTGATAAGTCAATTCCAATAACTTGTAAAAACTCTCTGCTTATTGCGTTTTCAGTATCAATTAAAACTGCTATCCCACCTTTCTTTTGAGTTTCTGCTAAAATATGACCTACCAATAAAGATTTTCCAGATGACTCAAGACCATTGATTTCAGTTATTCGACCAACAGGAATTCCGCCATCTTTACGATTGCTAATATATACATCTAAAATAGAGTTGCCGGTGGAAATCCATTCTGTTATATCAGAAGGATTCCACTCGGGCTGATCTAGAAAATATATTTTTTCTCCTAAATCATTGTTAATTGAATTACAAACTTTATTTGCAATATCTTCTTTTGAAACATTTAATTTTGTCTTTTTTGCCATGAGATGTTATTTTTTGTTTTTGTTAAACAGATTATCGAATGCTGCAGACGCGTTTTCGACTGTTTTTGTGTCTTCTTCGCTGTCTTCGGTTGTGTCTGATGATGTAGCTGTAGTTGTAGTTTCTTCTTCATCAGATTTGTTCATCCATTCTTCAAGAGCAGTTTTTAATTCATCATAAGTGGGTTCTTTATAGATCTCAGTTATAACTTTTTGATTTTCTAAAAATGATTTTACTTCTGAAGGGTTATTTGAAAGCTTACTTGATTTTCTTTTTGCGCGAATAGAAGTACTTCCAAAATCATTATTAGCTTGCTCAGGAGTTGTATATTCTACAACTAAATCAGTACCGGTAATTGGATCAGATACATCTCCATATTCTTCATCTGCCATTATTTTTAGAATTTCTTCATAAATAGTTTTTCCGAAACCCCAAAATTTAACACCTTCTTTTTCTTCGCCTCTTACAATAACTGGCACGTATGTTCTCATTTTTGGTGTTAATTTTTTACTTAATTTATAAGACTCTGGATCTTTAGACTCTTTAAGTTTTTTTGCAAACTCTAATATAGGATCTGGATTTCCAAAAGATTTTGGAGATAAATAAGTTTTTCCACCCAAACTATAATGAAAATATAATTCTATGAAAGGAAATTCAGAATTAAATTTATATGGAACTATTCTAATTTCGTGTTTGTCGGTTGGTTTCCACGTTCCCGTAGATTTAGATGCTGAGTCTTGTAAACCTTTTAAACGTTCTTTGATTTTGTCAATCATTTTTGATTTGTCGTTGCTCATAGCAAACTCCTAAAAAAAAATAAATAAATAATTAATTAAAAATAAGTGATTAAACGATCAATAAATTTTTTTTAAAACCTTAATTCGAAACTTTTTTAAACAAATTTAAAACCGTTTAACTCTACGAAAAATAAATATAAAGAAAAAGTCTTTAAATTAAATTAACGTTTACTAATTTTGTGTCAATTTTTTTAAGTTCATTGTTATTAGTAATTAAAATACAGTTTCTATAATTTTCCCATGGAATAGGAAAAGAACTATCAGTCTTGCCATCATTAATAGCCGCCACAAGATAATTTAATGCATTAATAGTATATAACGTATTTGTCTGTTTTTTTCTATGTACAAATATTGTATTTGTAAGAATTTTATTAGAATCAAGTTTAGTATTTATAATATTATATGAACAGATTAAATCAGATTCATTATTTATGTTTTTTAGAATGAAAATTTTATTAAACAAAATCTCATAAGAAGATTTGATTTCTAACAATGTGGAGTCTAATTTTTGTTCTTTTGTAAACGTACAAAGTAACTGTACCATTAATATTCTCTTTTTTTATTATAAATATCTTAAATTTAAATTTTATTCATATAATGATAGTCTTTTCCAAATAAAAATTTACAAGGATATTTTTTTTCGTTTTCTAAAATATTTTTTATAGTAAACACTAAATCTTTTCCATCTTCTAAATTAAAATCAATTAATATTGAATCATAAGTATATATGATTATTTTACTTTGATAGTTTTTCATTATATTATTTAATTTATTTAGTATCAAAATATTGTTTTCTGTCTCAAATGCTTGGATATAATAATTCAATAATTTCTGTTGATTTGTAATTCCTAAGACGTCAAGATAAATTTTTCTTTCAAATATAGGAGTAATTATGTATTGCTTTTCTTTTAAATCATCATATAATATCTGTCCAAGTTGCTTAACTTTTTTAAAAAACGGAATAGATTCAGACTCTTTAGTTATTTTATTATATATAATTTGATACACTAAAATTTTTATTTTATCATATTCGTCCGCTTCGATCTCCGTTTTTCCTAAAATTTGTTTTGCTAAAAAATAATATGGATTTTCATTAAAACTTTCTTCAAGCAAATTAGCTAACAGATAAATATGATATGCATCATAATCAAACAACAACATAACTCCATTTTCAAATCTACTAGAAAATGCTTTTCTCGTACCATCTTTTTTATTGATCGCAGTTAGATTAAAGCCTGTAGATGTACATGTTGGTCTACTTGTTTTTGTAAAAATATTATATGAAGAATAAATATAATTGTTATATATCAATTCTTTTTTTGAGAACAGTTCGTTTACAAAAATTCCGTTTTTTTCAATTTCGCTTAAAGTATCAATCATGACATTATTAATATAATGAAATGCTGGTTCATTTATAGAACTATGATATTGTTTTATCATATCTTTTAGTTTGTCTCGATAAATAAAAAGCAATTCTACAAATTTTGTAATTGATATAATTGAATTTATATTTTCATTGTTAAAAAAATTATTATAATAAAATCGTTGTATTTCAAGAATATGAGAAAAATCAATGACTTTGCCTGTATGCAAATATTCTAATACTTTTACATCAATTAAATTTTTTATATTTAAAAAATTCAAGAACTCTTTTTTATCAAAAGTATATTTTATCTTTTCGTTATCTAATAATTTTAATACACTTTTATCCAAATTTATGCAGTCGGAATGACAGAATGGTAAAATATAATCTTTTTCGTTGAATGTATGTACAAAAATAAAACTTAGTTCGTTTATGCAAAACGGTTTTTTGTGATCTCTAAAGACAGGTAATAATATACTATCATATAAATTATAATCTTTAACAAAATTATTTAATTCAATGTCGGATTCTACTATAACCATATTTTCATAACCTTTTTAATTAAGTATAAAAATTATTTCATAAAATCTTATAAAACTGAATAAGATTGTGTACTAATTTTCTTTTATTCCC